CGCTCCATGAAAGAGCGTGGCAAGTATCAGATACAGTGTATGAAATCTCGAAGCTCGACCGGCGTTGGTCAAAAAATTGATCTGGAGTACAACATTGAAACCATGCGTATTACTGACGAAGGCGGGGACGAAAACGGCTATAACAAACCACAAAGTTCAATCATGGACAGTATCAAGGCCAAGAGCCAGGTTGCTGCAAGCTCCGACGCTCCTTGGGCGCCACCTGCAGGAGGCACACATGTCTGGGACAAGCCCATGGTCAAGCACGGTGATGTTGCCAAGGTCAGTGCAGAAGTTCAAAGCAACAAACTAAAACAACTGCTGGGCCAGATTAAGGCCAGTTAAGCAGCAACAGCCTTGATAACAACAAAGTTCAGCACAATGGCTTCACTAAGTGAACCTGCGTTTCTGTTGCCCACGCTGATTCTGCATGAACCAGCAGCAGTGGCATCACATTGAACACTATAAGCACCTGCTGTGGCTCCTGACGCAATGCTGACCATGACCACGTCCGTGGCAGCGATAACACTATTTGTTAAGGTAAAGCTAACTTCGGCAGCCGCTGCTAGGGCCGCTGCATTCATGGTAATTTGTCCACAACGTTTGTTTAGAGTGACGCCTGTTGATTTGTCCGTGGCTTGCGTTACTGTACCACCAGTGCCTGTACTATATCCCACAGCCGCCCCAACGCTGCCCAGCAGTGGTCTATTCAGATCAAAGATAGTTATAGTAGTTCCAGAATCAACCGTAGAGAATTCAAATTGATAAGTTCCGGTCGCTGCAAAAGTAATCACGTTGGCAGAGTATCCTTGAATGCCTGTGGTGCCCAGACTCACAGCGGCCGGCAGGGTCAGGGTGTATGCTGTGTTGGTAATGGCAATGCTCAATCTGATTATGCCTGCTGATCCAGATGGAGGAAAGTTTGTGAAATTCAGGCTGATGCTTCCTGTGGTGCTGATAGCTTGATAATGCCCTGCACTGTAGTCCACTGTGATAGAGCCGCTGGTGGCAGTGAGTTGAACTGCCACAGCACTGAAGTCTCTAATGGCAGCCGCATAGATCAAGTTGTCCGCCATGTTGTTGTCCAGGGCGGTACCACTCAACGCAGCCTTGAAAATACCATTGTTTTCAAGGTCCGTGATCTCAGTTGCTGCTGTGGCAAAGTTGGTCTTGATATTGGTAAAGTTGTCTCTAAAGCCCTGGGTATTGTTGGGCTGGCCAGCAACTGGAAAGTTGCCGTCTATGTTGTTGGGGTTTATGCTGCTGCTCATGGGTATTCCTTGTTGTAGATATTTATTGTCTCGTAGAAATCGCTAAATAATCCAAAGGCCCGCGAACATGCAAAAAAAGACCCGAAGTATACTGGAAGAACTCGACACGTTGTATGTAGAACGTGATCGTCGTTTGATCATAGAAACTCGAGCTGACAGCATTATTGCCAGTGCCATACGACTGATTGAGCAAATAGAAACAGAGTTTGGTGCTGACCAAGCTGACAATCTCACAAGAAAATTGCTCAACGCCATACGAACAAAAGATGCTGGAAAGTTTTCCAGATCAGTTAGGAAAACACATGCAGATTCATGAATTGACTCGCCGTAAACTTGTGCAAGAAGCAAGTCTCGGTGGTGCCATTGCTACCAGCATTGCTACCCAGGCAATCAACAAGGTGTTACCCGGAGTAAATGCTGCTGCCGGCACTGTGACTTCTGGTGGCAATGCAGCCTCCGCTGCCGGAAAATTTTCACAGGAAATGGCCAAACCTCTTGCATCTCAGCTGCAATCAGCATGGACACAAATGGTGCAGTCCAAACTGAAAGATTCTGGAGTTACAAGTTTATCACAAATTGCCAATCCAACAGAAGCTGCCCAACTAAAACCTCGCCTGGCGCAGTTAATCAACAAAATGGTTGGCGGCAGCGGCTACAGCCAGGTAAACTATATGCAACTGCCTGGTATGGTTCAGAAAGACCCGGCCACACAGGAAACTGCATATACCGCAGTTGAAACTATCACACAAATGATAGATGAAATTTACAAAGAGACACTGACTCCGTCTGGTGCTGCTGCGTTGACAAATAGCTTTTTGACATTGACACAAACCGGCGTGTTACCAGCACAACAACTATTGCAATTCAACAGGCTAACTGATCCAAATCAGCCTGCTGCTCCAACTTCAACTCCTGCTGCAAAAGAACTAGCAAAAGAACTAGGTATTGATGCTGCGGGACTTGCAGCGGGCCAGGCTTCTGCTCGAAAAGACCCGGCCAAGGCCCTGCAGGCCTATAAAGAACTAATGAACATAAGATGAAACATCTATTAGAAGGCGGCAATGTATTCAAAGATGCTCAGGGTCAGCCACTAACACAACGCATCAATCAGGCTGACGTGCCTGCTACTATTGCCTGGGTTGAGCAGGTGACAGGCATCGAATTTCCTGAAGATCGTTGGCTGGGCAGCACTGGCCGCAAGCCCACATCTGGTGACCTGGATCTGGCTGTGGATCTCACTGAAGTTTCAAAAGAACAACTGGCTGGAATACTCACACAATTTGTACAGAGTCAAGGAGCCGATCCTAGGGAATATGTGGTCAAAAAAGGTGAGGTGCATTTCAAAACTCCCATCCGCGGCGACTCCAAAAAAGGATTTGTACAAACAGACTTCATGTTCTTTCCTGATCTAGACTGGGGACAATTCTACTATGGTGGATCAGAAGAATCAGCTTTCAAGGGCATGAACCGCAATGTGCTCATGAGTTCGATTGCCAAACAGGCCGGCCTCAAAGTGGGTGCAAATGGCATGTTCAGTCGCACCACAAATCAACTGGTCAACGGTGGCATGGATCCAGACTATGTTGCCAAAACATTGTTGGGTGCAAATGCCACTCGTGACAATCTCAAAAGTGTAGAATCAATTTATGCTGCGCTGGCAACTGATCCTAAACGTGATGCCAAGCTCGCAGACTTTCGTGAATATCTAGACCGCGAAGGCTTGCAAGAACCAACATCCGTGGCCGAAAGTGACACACACTTCCTGGCACGTCTGCGTGATCGTATTGTGAATCGTGGCTATGTTGCCTTAGTAGAAGCTGAACAAGCTGGCGTGGGCGGCAGAGCCAAGGGCATTGAACACCTGGAAGACCTGGTGTTTCGTCGAGGCACACAAGGCATTGTGGATGCGCTGGAAATTGTAAAACAAGCCACAGAGTCACCCAAAACTATCACTGCCAAGTGGGATGGAAAGCCTGCTGTGATATTTGGTCGCAAGCCTAGTACAGGCGAGTTTGTGCTCACAGATGGTTCGGGCTTTGAGGCCAAGGGCTATGATGGTCTTGCTACCAGTCCCAGAATGATGGCTGACATACAAAACAGACGTGCAGGCGACAGAACCGAATTGATCAACTTGTATGCACAGCTATTCCCTGTGCTAGAAGCTGCACTACCTGCCAACTTCCGTGGATATGTCAAAGGCGACTTGTTGTACATGTCAACTCCTCCTGAAATTGCAGGCAACTATGTGTTCCGTCCCAACACAATTGAGTACAAGATCCCTGCTCGAAGTGCGCTGGGTCAACGCATTGGTGCTAGCACAATTGGCATTGCCATACACTCAATGTATGCGGATGTGGGCGATGCACGTCAGCCACTCAAGGGTGTGACGTTTAATCCTGTGCCAGGCCTGATGCTGGAACGTCCTGCTACTCCTGGCACAATAGCCACAGACAGCAACCTGGAAAAACAACTGCGCAGTCTGGTGCGCACAGACGGTGCTGCCATCAACACCTTGTTTGATCCTGCTGAACTACGCACCCACAAGATTACAGATCTTGCCAAGCTGTGTGTGGACTTTATCAACACCAAGGTTGGCAGCCCACTCAACGGTGCTACGCTATTGCCAGAATTTGGTGACTGGTTACAAACCAAGGTAACTTCGCAAAAGTTCCGTAACATTGTGGAATATCTGCAGAGTCCCAGTTCAAATACCGCAGCCCTGGCCGCAGCTTTTACTGCATTTATTTTGTTGCATGATCTCAAAATGAACATTCTAAAACAGGCTGACACTCAGCATCCAGGGCAAGAAGGTTGGGTCATGGCCACTCCTGCAGGCTATGCCAAGGCTGTGAATCGCTTTGATCCCAATGCTTTTGCGGCTCAAAATCGTCAGAGAAATAACCCTCAAGAAGCGTGATTTTTCCAAACTGACTAAATAAAAGCAGGGACCATGTGTCCCACTAACTTAAAGGAAATTTATCATGGCAGTATTTACAAAAGTAAACGGAACTACACAACCAGTATTTGCACTGGACGTGGCAAACGGTTCCATCGCAGGAACAGCCAACGTGGCAGCACAAGGCCCAGTTCAGATCCAAGGTCCAAAACTTGACTTCTTCACTTTGACAGCTAACGCCGCGTTGACCAACGCTGGTAACGTTAACGGTTACTTGAACAACGTGTTGACATCTGTTCAACAACTTGGTACAATCGCAATTTACCAAGCCGGCGCAACAGCTGGTACAATCAGCTTGGCTATCTATCCAAGCGGTGCGTACACTACAACTACTCTGGTTGCTGCTGCTCAAACAGCCAATGCAACTGGTGGTTTAAACATTGGTATCCCAACTGCCAACGTGAGTGCTACAGCTAGCTTCACTAACCTGTAATCAGTTTAGACCCACAGCAACCCCGGACGTAAAAAATCCGGGGTTTCTTTTTGGCATTAAATACTCCTAGAATGAAGATAACATGCCGCACACTTTTTGATTGTAGTCTTACAGGCGTTACTGGACATTTTCGTTCCAGCGAAATACCATTCCGTGATCGTGTGGGGCAGATGGTACACAATCAAGCAGACTGGAATCACAGTCGCAACCAACAACGCAACTGGGAAACTCTGCTGCAAATCATTGGCCTGCGCACTCAGCCGCAGGATATCTCGGTACCTGAACATCGCAACGGTGTCTGGGAGTTTGAATTTAGATCAGAATCTCCGGGTGTGTTTGAAATGCACAACAATCCAGATCCGCTAGCAGGACTCAAGAGTGATTGCGAAGGCGTGCCCATGATGCTGAATCTTACTGAGCAACCTGCCATGGCTCCCACAATTGCCACGTCAGGCACAGATCAAAACATTTGGTTCTCTGCGGTAAATACATCAATGGAGTAATGATTAATGGACACTACTGAAATTGAAAAAAAGAGCCTGGAAGCCCACGTTGAACTGTGTGCCGAGCGCTACAAGTTGCTGGAACTTAAACTAGATTCTTTGGAAACAAACATTGGCAAAGTAGTTGATACCATGGCTGCCCTTCGTGCCATGATGGAAAGATCTACTCAAAAAAGAACTGATCAGTTGTTGAGCTGGGGCCTAGGAATTATTGGTGTGTTGCTGACCACTATAGGCTGGTTGGCAACACATTACATACGGACGCTATGATACAAAAACAACAGCAAAAACTTGACCGTTGGGCTGAACGTGAATTCAAACGTCATGTGAACCAAATTATAGTAACTGATGACGAAGGTGCTGTGATTGTGTTTGGCAAGTATCGTATTGTGACTGAATCAGACTGCGCCAGAGTTTATTCCTGGGACCGCGAAATAAGCTGTTTTAGCAACAAACGTGTGGCCATGAGCTGGTGTACAGCAGACATACAACATCAGTACGGGCTGACCAACATGATCATGATTTTAGATCGTAAAAAACAAACACTGGCTGCTGACATATACTGCCGTAGTAGTGTGGCCCGGCAAAGTCGCAACGAAGATTTCTACGAAATTACAACTACAAAAATTCAGCCAAAAATAGCTCAGTACAATTTGGTAAGTACTGAACTGGAGAAATGTGTAAACCAGGCTAAATACATACAGATTAGAGGATTCAACAATGAAACTGACAGAACTATCGGCACCTAAGCCATCAAAGCAAATAGCCAAAGTATTCGAAAGTTACTTTGGTTCACGTATTAGTTTTGACCAACTTACTCGTGGCCAAACTACACAAATGCTGACTCGTGTGCGAGGAGTACTAGGTGAGCATCGTGCCACCGCCGCTCGCCACACCAGCGAACGTGACCCAAAATACTTGCAATTGGTAATGATGGAGCAAGCTCTATCCAGCCGCTTGCAGGAAGACAACTTGCCAATTGCACCTGCTGCACCTGTTGCTGGCGCTGCTGCACAGCCCAAGCCTGCTGCTCCTGGCACTGCCAACAAAGATCCCAAGGTCGATGCTGCAATTAAAAAATCTGCTGCTGGACAAACACTCAATCCTGAAGAACAAAAACTTGTGGCTGGCGCTGCCATGATGGCCGCTGAAAGCCGTTTGCGTCGTGTGATGAAACGTCTAAACGAAAGCGAAGTTCAACAGGCTCAAGTGGTTCTGGCTGCACAAGACATGGTTGACAAAATGCAAGGCATGCTGGAAGATGTTACAGAATTGCAATTCAAAGAATTACCAGCTCTGGTTGATTCAATCAAGAATCAAGTGGGCATAGAACAAGCTCAACAATTCAACACAGATGCTACTGCTGCACTCAGCGGACTAGTTGGCAACTTGCAAGGTGCCAAACAACAACTGGACGCTGCATTGAATGTGGTAACTGGTCAAGCTGCGCCCGGCGGTGCTGTTCCTGGAGCAGCTGATGCTGCCATGGCCGGCGCTGACATAGGTGCTGCTGGTGCTGACATGGCCGCTGCTGACGACCTAGGTGCTGATGCCGCCGCCGACATGGGTGCTGAACCTCCTGCTGCGGCACTTGGACGAGCACGTAGATAATGCGTATAGATGAAGTTGCTTCATCTACACCAGATCCCAATGCACTAACGGGTCTGGTGTCTTTTCTAAACGGTCGTGCCAACGATACCAACGCACAAAAACAAATCAGCCAGGCAGCATTTATCAGTCTGGCGCAGAGCCTAGACATCAATGTTAATGATAGAAATCTAGGCGAGCTGATCAATCAACCTCCATTGAGCAACTTGATAGAACCACTGGATCCTAATTCAGGCGTGGTCACTTTCAAAGGTGCCGAAATTGGTCCAACTGCAATGCCAGTTAATGCGGCACAAGACATTGTTGCTGCTGCTGCCAAGTCAGCAATGAAACGACCAATGTAATCAAACTGGTTGACTAGTTGGTGCATTGGCAGTATACTTAATACAAGGAACCAATATGGCTTATTCAGACAAAGTGGTAGACCACTACGAAAACCCCCGCAACGTCGGCTCTTTTGAAAAAGGCGATGACACCGTAGGTACCGGCATGGTGGGCGCTCCCGCTTGCGGCGACGTGATGAAATTGCAAATCAAAGTCATTGATGGGATAATCACAGATGCAAGATTTAAAACATACGGTTGCGGCAGCGCGATTGCGTCAAGTTCGCTTGTTACTGAGTGGGTCAAAGGACGTACCCTTGAGCAGGCGGAAACGATCAAAAATAGCGAAATTGCTACTGAGCTTGCCCTCCCCCCTGTTAAAATTCATTGTTCAATACTTGCAGAAGATGCCA